CGGATGCCGCGCGGAGTCATGAGCACACCCCCACGCCATACCAAGCCATGGGGAACGCCACCGCGGGCCAGACGGCAGCCTCCAGCCATTTCTGGATGCTCCAGGCCAGCGGGTTCACCCTGCGGCTTCTCAGCCACTGCTGCAGCGCCTCGCGGGCTATTCCGGCGGCGGTGACGATCGCGGCGGCTCCGAAGGTATCGACCCCGAGCGCGGCCAGCACCATCATCCCGGCCACGGCCCCGAGGGCGTGGCGTTCCACATCGACCCAGTCAACCTTGTCTTCCAGCATGTCGGTCTCCCTTCTGGTCTGGCGCGGGTATTTCTCCGAACGGGCCGAAAGGCCCGAGCTCGGTGTGGAGGGTGATCAGTTAACCGCAGCCGGTGGTCGCCTATCGCGGGTCATAGTCCGGGCTCGCGCGCCAGCGGGCCGCCTGCATCTGCTCCAGCAGGCGCTTGATCTCGGTGAGGGTCTGGTTGGTGAACTTCAGCTCGGTCCCGATCTCGGCCATCTTGATCCGGCTGCTGAACTCGGCGCTCTCCACCGTCGATACCCGCGCGCCCATCATCTGGATCGCATCCTCGGTGGCCGAGAGCCGCGAATTATAGGCGCTGGCGTACCAGGACAGGCCGAGGGCTATGCCCACGGTCTGGGCGACGATCACCCCGATCGTCGGGAGATTGACCCGCAGCGTGATCGGCCAGCGGCCGGTTTCCTCAGCCATCACACTTCAACGCGCATCGCGGCGCGGAACACGGTGTCGATCGCCTCGTCGGTCACCCCGGCGCCGGTCGCGGCCGCAATCAGCGGCGAATTCCGCCGGATGGCGCCGCCGTATTCCCAGATCGTCGCCGCGCGCGGCGTGGCCAGAACACGCGCCTCGACAGCGGCCAGCAGCCCGGCCTCGGCCAGCGCGATCCGCAATTGCGCCAGAGTGACGGTCATCGCGTCCCGTTCGCGCTCGATCGCAACTGGCGGCGGCGGGCCGAAGGCGGCGCCATCCCAGGTGCCGCCGATCCGCGCGCCCGCGTCCTCGGCGTCCACAAGCATCATCCCGCCGGGCGCGAAATCGGCATCCGCCTCGATGATGTTGGCGACGATCCCGCCTTCGATGACAGCGCGCCTCATCCGATCCACCTCACCCGTATCTCGCCGCGCGCGCCAGCCGCGCTCTGACCGCCGCCGCCGCCGGGAATGGACCCGGCCACACCGGATGCGCCGCCGTCGCCGCCGAACACCGACACACCGCCAGCGCCGCCGTTGGTCCCGCCGCCGCCGCCGCCATGCAGACTATCGCCGCCGCTGCGGGCGTTATTGCTGGTGTCGTCGCCCGCGCCGCCGCCGCCGCCGAAAATGCCGTCGCCGCCAGACCCACCACTAATGCCGCTTTGACCGCCGCGGCCCACGTTTCCCGGATCGCCGAGCGCAAATCCAACAAACGGGCCGGTGGTCTGCTGACCACCGCCATTTCCGCCGTTGGTCGCGCCGCCGCCGCCGCCGAAAGCGGACATGAGGGAGCCGAGAGACGTGGTTCCTCCGTCGCCTCCGGGCGCTCCGCTCGCCCCGCCCGCTCCGATCGTGGCGGTTTCGGACGCTCCCAGGTCGGACCCTGAAAACAGCCCACGATTGAAACCGCCGCCGCCGCCGCCTTCCGAGCTGTTGCTTCCGCCGCCGCCGCCGCCCCACATCTCGACAATCACCAGGCCGTCAGCCGGGAACCCCGCCGGCTTGCTCAGCGATCCGGACGTGTTGATGACATCGACCTGGATGAATGCCCCTGAATTCGCCACATCCGGCGTCCGGCTGATCCTGAGCAGCCGGACGCCGTCGAACATGAGCTTGTAGGTGGTGCCGGAGACTATCGCGCCGGCGGCCAGCGCCGCCCCCGCCGCATCCGTAATGGCGACCGCCGCCTCCGACCCGACGACCATCGTCATCGCGTTCTGGTTCGTCGCCGCCGCCGTGAACCAGAACGCCATGCCCGCGACCAGGCCGGCGTCGAGCGCCGGGTCGACGACGGCGGTCACCGCGTCCGCCGTCCCGCCGATGCCGGTCAGCCTCAGCGCCGAGGCGTTGTAGAACACGCCGATGTGATTGGCGACGTTGGTCATGTAGGCGGTGCCGGCCGGGCCGCTCCCGCCGGTGAAGGTCGTTCTCGTGGCCATCAGGCGGCGCTCCAGAGTTCAGGCGCTTCGTCAACCAGCGTCATCTTGGCCGTGAAGTCGTCGGACGGCTCCATCAGCGTCACCACCATGCGGCGGAATTCCTGGCCGAACAGGCCGGTGACGGCGAGGCAGCCGACATCGATCTGCGATATCGTCGCCGGGTCGAACGGCCCGCCCGCCGTCGTGTCGTCGGCGACCGGCGTGGCGAAGGTCAGCACGTTGGTCTCTCCGGTCGCGTTCGACAGCAGATGCACGCTGGTCTCGCCGTTGGTGCGCCGGATCGCCACGCCGGACGCGCGGCCGACCGTGTCCATGTCGGCCACCGCGTCCATGTCGGTCACGCCGTCCATGTCCGGCTCGTCCCAGGTCGGGACCTCGGAATCCAGCGTAATGCCGGTCACGTTGCCGCCGCTCTTTTCGACCGAGAAGACCCGTCCGAACCCGGCCTGCGTTTCCAGCACGTCATGCAGCACGCCGACCAGCGACCCGCGGCGGGCGACGATGGATTCATACGGCACGGTCAGGCTGTAGATCGTCGACCGCAATTCGGCCTGCGCCAGGTCGAACGCGGCCCGCCGCTGGAGCTTGTCGATCGCCGTCAGCCCCTCGTAGCTCACCTGTTCCAGGCGCGGCCCGGCGACGCCGGGGCGAAACACGATCAGCTGCGCCGGGGTGAAATCGATCTCCGCGTCCTGGAAGTTGATGCGGAACCCGTCCGGCAGCCGGCTGAACGCCTTCGACCACTTGAAGTCCCGGCTGTTGCGTGGGCTAAACACCTGCACCGGCCCGTCCGCCGATCGATCCAGATCGCGGATGACACCCCAGATTTCCGACTGGTAGGGCCGGGCGAAACCGCAGCCCCCGATGATGGTGAGGACGTCGGCGATCCGGTCTCCCTCGGCGATGTAATCGCAGCTGTAGTCCAGCGTGATGCTGGCGGCGCGCCAGTCCACCAGGCTGGCATCGTCGATCAGCGCCGGGGGCAACGGGTCGAGATTGAGCGCCCCCATCAGCACGTCGCGGAAATGCGGCGCCGGGTTGGAGGTGATCGCCCAGGTGTTCCAGCCGGAGCCATCCCAGTCGCGGACATAGCCGGACGCCACGGTCGAGAGCCGCTCGATGCGGCGATTGCGCGCCCGGACGGCGATATAGGCGAATTCTCCGGTGACGACCGGAGCCGCGGCCCAGAGCGAAATCGTGCGCAGCAGGGTGCAGGAATCCACCACGTTCTCGCGGCTCTCCGGTATCAGGGAGTTAGAGCCATCGGCGCGCCAGAAGAAGAAGTCATGAACCGCGTCGGTCGTGCCATCATCATAGAAATACGTCGCAACCGTGTAGTTCGAGGTCAAAAACGCCGCGCCACGCATGATCTCGATCTGGTAGATTCCGGGGGTGAACACGCCTGTGTCGAGGAACACGTTCGCGCCTTCCGCCGTCAGGGTGACGTTGCGGACATTGGTGGTGCCCGTGGTGTTCTGGTCGAGCCAGTCGCCTCCGGCCCCGGCGGAAAAGTAGCCATCCGCCGCCCAGTCATCGGTGGACGGCATGATCGTGGTTTGTCCGGGCGCCAGTTTTCGGGCCTCGACGAAGGCGCCGGACGACGGCACGTTCGGGATGACGGTGTTTTCTCCGTCCTGGAATATCAGCCGGATCGTCGCCCGCTCCGGCCGCAGGGTGGCGCCCTCGTAATGCAGCTCGGGCAGATTGATCCACGAGACATCGCCGAGGCGGCGGAGTCTGAGCCGGATCGGCACCCGCATCGGCTTCGTCGCCACCGCGTCGAGCCTGCCCAACCCCTGCCCGAACACCAGATGGATCAATACCTGATCCGGCGCCGCGTTCGACGACACCCCATGGAAGCCGGGAAGGCTCGCCGGGCTGTTGTCGACCAGCGCGTCCTGATCGTCCGTCTTCACGTCGTGCTGCGACATTTCCAGCTGGATCGGCGTGGTGCGGGTCTGCTGGCGGACGATGTTCAGTGCCGGATCGCCCGGCCAGCCCTCGCGGAGTTCGAATTCCAGATCCTCGGCCTCGTCTATCGGGTTGCCGTCGATGCGGATGTCACTCAGATCGTGCGGCCCGGCGAGCGTGTAGATCACCTCGACCCATTCGTCCTGTCCCTCGAAATAGACATAGGGTTCCGCCGCCAGCGGCGGGAATATCTTGCGCGAGCCGACCACGCGCGGGATCGGCCCGTTCGGCTCCAGGATGTTGCCCTGGGCGCTGGCGCTGCCGCGCGCGTCGCGATTGAACTCGCCCTGCTGCCCGAGTTTCGGCCTCACCGGCGGCGGCGCCAGCGCGCGCAGCAGCAGGCCGCCGACGATGGACACAGCCGCGCTCAGGGCGACGGCGCCGACCGAGCCGGCGCCGAGGCTGGCTGAGATCGACAGCGCGCCCGCCGGCCCGAGAACCCCGCCCGATATCGCGGTGGCGGCGATCGCGATCACCAGCGCGCCGACGATCGCCAGCCCGGACTTGCCGCCGCCGCCGCCGCCGCGTATCCGCGCGTGGAAGGTGACGGCAACGGGGCGCCCCGCGCGCCGCGCCTTTGGCTTCGTCAGCCGCCAGGCCGCGCGCGGAATGATCGCGCCGTCGATCCGGATTTCTCCGTCCAGGGCGAAGCCCCGGGGCAGCCCCGGCATGCGTTCTGCCATCTCATCGAGCCGCAGTCCGGCCGGAAACCGGGCCGACCGCGGCGAGCCGAGCGCGAACGGATCGCGATAGAGCGCCGTCACGTACTCTCGCATGCCGCCTCCCTCGATCGTCTGAATCCCGCGATGCGGTGCTTGATCGTGTAGTGATCCATCGGCACCACCGCCGACGCGATGTCGCGCTCGGTGTGCAGCATCCGCGTCCCGTCGATCGCCACGCCGACATGCCCGGTCCACGCCCGGTCGTAGAGCCGCAGCAGCACCACGTCGAACGCGCGCGGCGCTTCCACCGGCGCCCACTGCTCCTGCCCGGCGTCGATGGCGCGGGCGATCCTGATCAGCTCCGCCGCCGATATTTCGCCATAGCTGGGGAGGCTCACGCCGAGCCTCTCCGCATAGATCAGCCGGACGAGGCCCCAGCAATCCACACCGGATATGTCCCGGCCGCCATCGACGAACGGGATTCCGACATACTTCGCCCACCAGATCACCGGAACAGCCCCGGGAAGAATTCCTGCGTCGCCATCCGGCCCGGCCAGAGCTCGCGCGCGTAATCCCGCGCCTGCAACCGCCCGGTGACGAACAGCGCGTCGGCGTCGACCGCGGTCAGCAGCAGCTCGTCCGCCACGTAGGTTCGCGCCGCCGTCCCGATCTCCGCGCGCGGGTCGACCGTCTGATCGAATTCCGAGCCGGAAATCACTTCCAGCCTGATCTTCGGCGGCGTGTCGAGCGAGCGCAGCGCCTCGCCGATCCGGCGGTCGGCGTTCTGGATCCTGAGCTGCGCGAAGGGCGCGTCCTCCGTGTCGGTCAGGATCGAGATGTCGAACTGGAAGCCCGTGAAGACCGCGCCGCCGAGCGTGTGATCCACGGGGTCCGACACCACCCGAATCGGATCGGTCAGCGTCTTGTGGGTGACGGTCAGGAACACGACCAGGTTGTCGGCGGATTCCTCCCGGTCGGCCTCGCGCC